GATGACAACCAAGCGCGAACAAATCCTTAGCGCGGTGCGCACCGCGCTCGTCGGCACCGTTGGCGTTGGCACGCGCATCTACCGCAGCCGCGTCGAGCCAGTGGCACGCGCCGAGAGCGCCGCGCTCATCGTCGAGCCCGTAAGCAACGTGCCGACGCAGAACACATCGCTGCCCACGCTCGATCACACACTAAACATGCGCGTGGTGATTATCGTGCGGGACGCAGTGCCCGATCAAGCCGCCGATCCCATAATCGAATCGCTACACAGCAAACTAATGGCCGACCTCACTTTAGGCGGCCTCTGCATCGACATTCAACCAGGCCCCACCGAATTTACCTTGGAAGCCGCCGACACCCCCGTAGGCGTAATTTTCAACAACTTCCGCATCCTTTATCGCACACAAGTGGCAACACTAAGCAGCTAAGCCCGAAACCTGTGCCATGTCCGCCGCTTAGACTCGACGCAGCCCCCAAGCACTTATGGCAAGAACTACAGCACCATCCGAGGATGTCCTGAGCAGCGAAGTTGCCGAAGACAGTCTGCAGGAGCTGGAACAAGAAGCCGCAGCAGAATCTGTTGAAGCGCCCGCACCTATGCTTATTGACGAGTACAGCGGCCAAGGCGGCTCGTACACCCTCGACCCCTCTACCGGCCAGCGCACGCTTGTGCAGCGTACGCAGCGTTCAGACACCCCCAGGTAATTCACGATGACACTCCTCACTCGTAAGCGCCTTCTTCTGGCGGAGATCGAGGGAACCTACGGCTCCGACCCCTCTCCCTTGGGCACCGACGCCGTGCTGGTCCGTGACCTCAACATCACGCCGGTCCAGAGCGAGAGCGTCAACCGTGACCTGGTTCGTCCTTACCTGGGCGCATCCGAGCAGCTGCTCGCCAACGTTCGCGTCGAATGCACCTTCAGTGTCGAGCTGGCCGGAAGCGGCACTGCCGGCACCGCACCCCGCTACGGCTCGATCCTGAAAGCCTGCGGCCTCGCCGAGACCGCCGTCAGTCCCGCCGTCACCGGCACCGCCACCGCGGGCGCCCTGAACAGCATCACGCTGGCGGTCGGTTCCAGCGCCACCAACGATGCCTACAAGAACCAGATCATCCGCATCACCGGCGGCACGGGCAGCGGCACCGTCGCGCTCGTCACCGGCTACGTGGGCTCCACCCGCGTCGCCTCCCTCCGCGCTCTCGCCGGCAACGTCACCCCTGACAACACCAGCGTCTACAGCATCGGTCTCCAGACCATCTACACCCCTGTCAGCAGCGCTTTCAGCTCGGTAACCCTCTACTACAACATTGACGGGGTTCTCCACAAGCTCACCGGCGCCCGTGGCACGTTCTCACTGAACACCACTGTCGGCCAGATCCCGACCCTCGACTTCACGATGACGGGCATCTACAACGCCCCCACCGACACCGCCGCGCCTTCCGTAACCTACGCCGACCAAGCCAGCCCACTGGTCTTCAAGGCAGGCAACAGCGGTGGCTTCAACCTCCTCGCCTACTCCGGCTGCCTCCAGTCGGTTGCCATGGACATCGGCAACAGCATCATCTATCGCGAACTCGTCGGCTGCACCAAGGAAGTGCTGCTCACCGATCGCTCGGTGTCCGGAACCGCAACGATCGAAGCACCCACCATCGCAGATAAGGACTACTTCACCGCCTCCCTCACCGACGCCTCCTTGGGTGACCTCTCCTTCATCCATGGAACGACCGCCGGTAACATCGTCTCGCTGGTGTCCAACCGCGTGGACATTGGAGCGCCCAGCTACTCCGACCAGGACGGCATCCACATGCTCGCCCTGCCCTACACCGCTGTCCCCTCCACCGCCGGCAACGACGAGATCCGCCTTATCTACGCCTGAGCACATCAGCAGCGCAGGTCATAGTCCCATAGCTTCGCCGTAAGTCAGATGCCTCTGCTGAGTAATCGCCGACTGCTCCTCGCCGTAAGTGAATCCACTTACGGTCAGGATCCGGTGCCAGGGGCATCTGCGGCCATCCTCGTCCGCGACCTAAACATCACGCCCGTACAGAGCGATTCCGTAAGCAGGGACGTGGTACGGCCCTACCTGGGCTCCACCGAGCAGTTGCTGGCCAACACCCACGTCCAATGCACATTCACCGTCGATCTGACCGGATCCGGCACACCCTCTACAGCTCCGCGTTTCAGCCCCCTACTTAAAGCCTGCGGATTCACAGAGACTTACACCTCATCCGCCATAACCGGCACAGCTACCGCAGGCGGCGTCAACACAATTACACTCGCAGCCTCAGCAAGCTCCACCGACAACGCTTACACCAACCTAATCATTCGCATTACCGCAGGTACGGGCAGCGGTAATATCGGAATTATTACCTCTTACGTTGGTGCTACTAAAGTCGCTACTGTGCGCTACCTTAGCGGCAGCGTCACCGCAGACAATACAAGCGCCTACGCCATCGGACAGCAGTACACCTACACGCCCGTAAGCAGCGGCTTTGGCTCAGCCACTATTTATTACAACGTAGACGGCGTACTGCACCGACTTACAGGGTGCCGTGGCACGTTCACTCTAAGCGCAACCGTGGCGCAAATCCCTTCTCTAAGCTTCACGCTCACAGGCATTTACAATCCACCCACCGATACAGCACTAACATCTGTAACTTATGCCGATCAAGCAACACCGTTAGTGTTTACCCAAGGAAACAGTGGAGCTTTCTCGCTGCTAGATTACGCGGCCTGTGTCCAAGAACTATCCATCGACTTAGGTAACAACGTAGTCTACCGCGAACTTATCGGCTGCAATAAAGAAGTGCGTATCGTAGATCGCGCTGTATCAGGCACAGCCACAATCGAAGCACCAACAATCGCAACAAAAGATTACTTTACCGCTGCACTAAGCGACAGTACCCTAAGCAAGCTACAGTTTATTCACGGTAATGCTGTTGGCAATCTTGTAGGGTTCGCTGCGTCCGGTATTGACATAGGCAGTACGTCCTACGCAGAGACAGACAGTATTTTGATGCTGAACTTACCATTTACATGCGTTCCTACTGCGGCAGCTTCGGCAGAAGCAGATTCCCTGCTGCTTGACGACTCCCCCTTTAACGATTTTTACATCTTGGGTTACGGCGAAGCATCCAGCTCTGGGGTGGGAGCTGAGTGCTGCCTCACCTTCGCGTAACCCCGCCACCGCTTACGCGAAAAGCACCTACACTAAGCCGGTACATCCAGTAACTCATCCGAACAGCTTATGGCGTTCGTTCGCAAGAAGGTCAAAACCTTCAAGTGGCCTGTAACCATCGAAGAACCCGCTGACGGCGGCACGTTCGACTCCAGCACCTTCGACATCACCTTCAAGCGCCTGGGCCGTAAGGAGTTCGGCAAGCTCAGCGAGAAGGGCGATCTGCCTCTGCTCAAAGCCGTCGTGCTCGGCTGGAACGGCATCAGCGACGAAGACGGCACTGACCTCCCCTTTTCCATCGAAGCGCTCACCGACTTCGCCGACGACCCCTACTGGGTGCGCGGTGTCCTGAAGGCTTACACCGAGACCTTCGACGGCGCTAAGTCGGGAAACTGAAGGGTGCGGCGGAGTTCTGGGTAAGCGGAAGCACTAAGCGCGAGGAGGACAAGACCGAAGACGACGCTAAGGTGTTCGGCTTAGTCTTGCCCGTAGACGCGCAACCAGAACCCGCCGCCCCTTACGAGGTCTGGGACGAAAACTGGGACATCGTAATGATGTTCCTAAGAATGCAGACGCAGTGGAACACCACCATGGCGGGCTATCTCGGCTTGAAATACGAGGTGCTGCTGATGCCTGGCGGCCTGATGGACCTATACTGCGTGGACGACCGCCTCGACATGCTGGAGGGCCTGCAGATCATGGAAACTGCCGCTCTCAGCGCGTTGGCTAAGGGGGAGGATAAGCAGGATGGCTAAGCAGATTGAGGATATTATCCTCAGGCTAAAGAATGAAGGTTTTGAGAATCTAGATAAAATAAAGGGGTCATTTAGAGAACTAAACAAGGTAACGGGATTTACCGAAAAGGATATTGATAAAGTTCGTGGCCGACTTAACGAGTTTGCTAAGGAAGCAGGCAATACCGAGGCAGTAAATAAAGGGCTTATTGAAGCTTTTAAGGGACTCAAATCCCAGGTAGACGTAAATGGTAAAGCTTATGGAGAGCTTGCTGCAGAGATTACACGGATGGAATCCGTGTTGCGTGGCTCTACGGCTGCTATTGATAAGCAGCGTGCAGTTCTGCTGCAGCAACAAATAGATGGCCTGGAGCGTCTACAGCGACAGACTCGTCCTGGATCTGCAGCCTTTCTGCAGTTAGGTAAGGATATTGACCAAGCCACGAAAAACCTAGGTCGTTTCAAAAGCGAGGCTAGCGCTGCTGCAGCTACGCTCACTCAAATTCCCGCTGCATCTCTGGAGAAGATCGCCGCTCAGATAGGCCGCCTTCAAGGCCAGATGCAGAAATTAAACATATCTTCTGATGAGTTTCTACGTTACCAACAACGCATACAGCTTGTCGGTACTGTTAGGTCGCTTACGGAATCCAGGCAGCAGGTTCGTGCGCGTAACGCAATGTATGAAAGTCCGCAGTACGCTATGTTTGCGGAAGGTCGTGCAGCTAATTTAGAGCTTCCTAACACAACAGCAGCCTTAAACCTAGAACTAGCCCAACTAGGTGATCGCCTAGCAAATACAACACGAGGTACAGTAGAGTATCTTACTGTAGCCACGCAGATGGCTGGAGTACAGCGCGAGCTTACGAGCGTTACTCAGGGGTATGCCCAAGCGCTTGTAATGGGCCTGCGCACCAATACAGTTCCTAGTAGTGCAAAAAACATTAAAGAAGCTATTACAGCCCTACGGGCTGAAATGGAGCAGTTGGATACAACAACTGCAGAAGGCTCCAGGCACTACGCCGAAAACGCAAGCGCCGCCAACCGCCTAGAGAAGCAGCTTAACGATCTCGCTAGTGCGTATGGTGCAGTGGCCGATAAGGCGACGCAGGCTGCCACAGCCGAGCAGAACGCCGCTAATGCACGCATCCGCGACAACTACTTCAATCGAGGGATGGTACGCCAGCAGGAGGCTGCGCTCGCCGAACTCGGCCAACGTGTACGCGCTGGCGTAAGCGGTACACCTCTTCTACTTCCTGCCGCCGGGCAAACTTCAGCCCGTGGTACGGGACTGGAAATAAGCGCTGGCGAGGGTGTACGGGTGCGTAGAGGTAGGCGTTCAACCTCCACAAGGTCTACAGGCGAAGTTTCTGCCCTTAGTGAGCAGGCCGGATTGGGTGGGGTTGAACGTTTCTTTGGCAGAGGCGAACTTGGGGGTGCTAATGCCCCTGGTCGTGGGGTGACTCCGATCGGTCCTGTGATGACCCCAGATCAGGAAAGCAAAAACAGAACGCGAGTCATAACTGAAGCCTCGCAAGCATACGACACCTTAGGTAAGTCAGTGGAGCGTTCTCGGCGCCCCTTGCGCGATATTTACGTCGATATTGATAAGACTACAAAAGCAAGTAACGGCAGCGTAAATAGTCTGGAAGCGCAGATAGGCGCGTGGACCGAACTACGCAATGCCGTTGGCCGTACCGCGCCCGCTTTTGATACAGCAACTAAGAAACTGGAGCAGCTCACGGCACGACGCGAGCGTCTTACCGGGGGCCGCCGCCTAAGCGGGATGCAACTTGCCCAGGGCGTCGGCGCGGCGCTTAGCGGCGGCATCTTCGGCGGCCCCGAGGGCCTGATCGGCGGTCTCGGCGGCTTGGCCCTGGGCGGCGTGGGCGGCGCTTTCGCTGGTGCGGCCGCTGGTGCGCAGGTCGGCATGTTCCGCCAGCAGCTCGGCACAGTGACCGACTACTCGGCCCGCATCGACAAGTTGCAGATCGCTCTGCGGGGCATCGTCGGCTCACAGGACGCTTACAGCCAGGCTTTGTCCGCAGCCGCCTCGGTGACCCGCGACCTCAACATCCCCCAGGAGGTTGCGATCCAAGGCATGACCCGCCTGAGCGCCGCCGTCAAGGGCGCCGGTGGCACGGTAAGCGACTCCGCTTTTGCGTTCCGTGCCGTAAGCGAGGCAGTGAAAGCCACTGGCGGCAACGCCGAGCAGGCCGATGGCGCCCTCCTCGCACTCACGCAGGTCTTCTCCAAGGGCAAGGTCAGCGCTGAAGAACTCAACCAGATCGCTGAGCGACTGCCCGGCACCTTCACCCTTTTCGCCAAGGCGGCCGGCATGACCGGCCCTCAACTGCAGAAGGCGCTCCAGGAGGGCCAAGTAGGTCTCAACGACCTAATGAAGTTCCTGCAGCTAATCAGCACTGAGTACGGACAAACGGCACTCAAGATCGCCAAGTCCAGCCAAGAAGCCGGCGCTCGTTTGACAGTTGCAATGCAAAACATGCAACTAGAGGTAGGACGCGCTCTGCAACCCATTGGCGCCTCTTTACAGAGTGCTTTTGCAGAGTTTATTACTACCATTACTCCCTCTGTAGTTGCCGCGCTTAAGGGCATAGCCGCTGCGTTTGAGTTTCTAATTGAAAACAAAACTGCTTCGGGCCTAGCGACGTTTGCCTTGCAGCTGGGTGCCGTTACTTTGGGCTTGATTGGACTCAAAGCGGCACTAGAAGGTTTAGCAACTATAAAGGTATTGGCACTACTTACAAGTACTGCCTCCGCTGTAAAAATTACGGGAGACGTTGCCGCGACTTCGGCTTTGTCTGTGCGAGGTCTTAGTGCCGCACTCGCAGCTGTTCCGGGATTTGGCTGGGTGGCAGCAGGCACAGCAGCTCTAGGTCTGTTAGGTGCAGCTTTATATGACAATAACAAGGAGTTCAAAACGTGGGTAGACAGCTTCCTATACATAATTAAAACTGACTTTGAATCTGCATGGAAGATCGCTGTAGACATCGTAAAAACTAACGTAAAGGTAATTACGGATACATGGGAGGCAGCCAAAAATATACTAACAAACACAGCGGGTGCCTTAGTAACCAGCTTTGATTCTACATTTAACGGTATATTCAGTGGCATACTAAAGCGTTGGCAATCATTACCTGAGCCTCTGCGTAAAGCAATGGCGCAGGGAGGTGCTCAGACCATAGGCATGGTACTAGCTCCCGGCAATCCTGTTATCGGGCGTTTGATCGGCACTGGCATACGCGCCACGCAGGAACGCCCACCCGTTGCCTTGGCCGACACAGGTCGCTATGTACCTGCTAGCGCTCAACAACGCTTTCCCGGACAACTGTCCATACTCCCCTCTCCGGCCACAGACGAGGAAAAGAAGAAAAAGGCAGCCAAGGACAAAGCCGACAGAGAGCGCCAAGCCGCGGCTGCCGAACAGCAGCGCCTGGCCAACACCCTGCTCGACCAGCAGCTGCGTGCAGCCGACAGGGTATTCCAGCACCAAATCGAGCTGGACCGTCAGCGCTACGAGCTGCAGAAACGCCTCGACGACGCCCAGGCACAGAACCGCATCTTACGCGAAACTGGTGCAGCACGCGACATCGTAAGCAACTTTGAGGATCTGCAGCGCAGCTTGCGCGAGATCGAGGAGAGCCGTGTCCGCGCAGTTCAAGACGTACGCCTGGCTAAGCAGACGCAACAAAGCGCTGCAGTACGTGCCACCTTTGAAGCCCAAGGTGCAGCGGCACTAAGCAGCGGTGCGGTAAGTGGCGCAATGCGCCAAGGCATATACCGCCAAGGCAGCATCGGTCCCACGAGCACTGGTCCGCATTTTGATATTAAACGAGTCGATGGTACATTCTTTAATCGAGCCGCACTAGACGCTTATGTAAGAGTTAACGGTAAACCGCTTTCTTCTGGCGTTACAGTGCCTGGTGGCCGATTCGGCGCACCTCGGGCGTATGGCAGCCACGCTGGTTGGGATTACGCATTTCCGAGAGGTGCAGCTTTATCACTTACAGGTGGTGCTCGCTTTACCAGCACGCGCAGTAACACCGCGCATGGCGATGAGACTGCGTTTGTAACCCCAGACGGAAAGGTTTACAAAATCCTGCACGGTAAGTTTGAACCTGCTCCGCGCACTACTGGCGCTGCCGGTCCCTCTACGTCGGTGCGGATGCCCACAGGCGCCGCAGCCCAGCAGAATCGCGCAATTAGAGCGAGCGGTGGTGCGGTCATCGAGGGTCTCGACGTAAACAAGGCCGAAGCGCAGCTACAACTTGTCGAAGACAACGCAGCTAAGGAACGCGCCACGCTATTTGAGCAATTCACGCTCAAGGCCACAGATGCCCTTAGGCAACAAAACGCTACAATGCGTGATAGTAATGAACTGCAGACTCTGCGTAATCGCCTCACCCTAGAAGGCGTGCGCCCTGAGTTTGTAGACCTGGAAGAACGCTTACTCGGTATCAGGCAAGAGCAAAACCAAGCACAAACTACGTACAATCAGCTTGTTAAAGCTAACCCCGATAGAGCAGCCGAACTTCAGAGCGTCTTAGCTGCGCAGAACGAACAGTACGCCGAGCGTGCGCGGCTTCTGCGAGAAAACGCAGAAGCTGCAGACGCCTTCAACAAGGCAATGCGCACTCGCCAAGACGAACGCATCGGCCTCGGCTTACGCGAAGGCGCCGAAGCTTACGTCCAGTCGATCGGCACCATGCGCGAGGCCACGGCCCAGCTCGCCCAGACCGGCATCAAGGGTGTCGAGGACGCCATCTTCAGCCTAACCACGACGGGTAAGGCGAATTTCCAAGAGTTCGCCAAGAGTGTGCTGGAAAGTACATCGCGTATGATCATTCAGCAGCTAATTCTGCGTAGCGTTATGCAGATCATCGGCGCCATAGGTGGCGGCAGCAGCGGCGGATTCAGTTTTTCTGGCGCTGGCCCGGTATCTGGTGCTTCTGTGTTTGGCAGTACCCAAGCCGGATTTAATCCACTGGCGTTCAGTGGAATCAAGCTGAATGCCCTAGGCAACGCCTACGCCGCCAACGGCATCGTCCCGTTTGCCATGGGTGGCGCGTTCCAGCACGACGTGACCCCTTACGCCATGGGCGGTGTCGTCGATCAGCCGACTATGTTCAAATTTGCCAACGGCGGTGCCGGCCGCCTCGGGCTTATGGGCGAGGCTGGCCCGGAAGCCATCATGCCGCTCCGCCGCCTCCCTAACGGGCGCCTTGGCGTCGAGCAGGCAGGTGGAGGTGCTCCAGTTACCGTAAACGTGAGCGTCGATGCAAGCGGCACCGCGGTCCAGGGCAACGCCGGCCAAGGCGAGCAACTCGGCCGCGTAATTTCCCAAGCCGTCCAAGCGGAGCTGGTACGCCAGCAACGCCCTGGCGGCCTGCTAAGCCGCTAAGCTGTACTTATGGCCACATTCACCTACGTCAGCTCTTACGAGCCCACCGAGGTAAGCAAACCTCGTGCGCGTAAGTTTGCGGCAGGCGATGGTTACGAGCAGCGGATAAGATTCGGCTTAAACACTAACCCTAGGGAGTGGCAGCTCGTTTTCTCCAACCGCACTGACGCAGAGCGCGATCTTATCGTCGCATTCTTAGATGCTCGCGGCGGTGTGGAAAACTTCGATTGGACCCCACCGCGGGGCTCTGCCGGTAAGTATGTGTGTGAGGAGTGGCAGGTAACACTAAGTAATTGCAATAACAACCAGATTAGAGCTACATTCCGTCAAGTGTTTGAGGTGTAAGCACCGTGGCTGTACCTGTTGCTGCATTACAGGCTGCTGCACCCAGCGCAGTAATCGAGCTGTTCATCTTAGAACTGAACCTCAAACAACACGGAATAGCTAGCACTTACCGCTTCCACGCCGGCACAAGCCTCAACGCCAACGGTGAGGTCGTCTGGGCCGGCAATAGCTACACTCGCTTCCCCGTAGAAGCTGAGGGGTTTGAGTACACAGGAAACGGACAATTACCGCGCCCTAAGTTGCGCGTAAGCAACATACTTGGCACAATATCCGCACTGCTACTTAGCCTACCGGACGGCTTAGAGGGTGCCAAAGTGACGCGCATCCGCACCCTAGCCCGCTACATCGACGCCGTAAACTTCCCAGGCGGTACTAACCCTTACGGAACACCAGACAGTACCGCAGAGTTCCCCCGCGAAATCTATTACATAGACCGCAAAACCGTAGAAACCCGTGATTTCGTTGAGTTCGAGCTTGTAGCGGCCTTCGACCTCGCCGGTGTACGTGCGCCCAAAAGGCAATGTATAAGCAACATCTGCCAGTGGAAATACCTATCGACAGAGTGCGGCTACAACCCAGTCGGCCCTCAAGCTAGGCCATTGCGTGAGCACTATGCCGACTTCGGTTACAGCGAAGGTCGCTCGATAAATAGCACTGGCCAATTTAACGCCACCTATTATCGCACCACCTATCCCGATGTCGCCGCTGCTTACACCGACGCAACCGCTAATCAACACTTCCGCAACTACGGCATATGGGAAGGCCGCAACGGTAATTCCGGCGGTCAATTCAACGCCACATACTACCTAGCCACCTATCCAGACCTAAACAGCCTAGTCTATTTTAACGCTAAAGATGTAGGTGTAAACTCCCAAGCACTGGACGAGTGCGGTAAGCGCTTGAGCAGCTGTAAATTACGCTTCGGTATCCGAGGCCAGCTTCCGTTCGGCTCCTACCCAGGCATCGGTACATTCTTCACTTAAGACCTATGCAATGGAAAATCGAGGCACTGCAGCACGCGAAGGCGCAAGACCCCAAGGAGGCGTGCGGCCTGCTCGTCGTAATCAAAGGGCGTGAAATTTACTGGCCTTGCAAGAACTTGGCAACAGATCCAGACGAGTTCTTCGCCCTCGACCCCTCCGACTATGCCGCTGCTGAGGACACAGGCGAAATCACCGCCATCGTCCACAGCCATCCAACCACCCCTCCCTTCCCCTCCCAAGCAGATCGCTTAGCCTGCGAAAAAACGAACCTCCCCTGGTATATCGTCAACCCCAAAACCGAGACATGGGGCGAATGTAACCCCGAGGGCTACACCGCCCCACTCGTCGGCCGCCAGTGGGTCTGGGGCATAACCGACTGCTGGACCCTTGTACGCGATTACTACGCCGAGCAAGGCATCCACTTACGCGACTGGCAGCGACCCCTGCACGCAGAAGCTTTCCGCTTAGACCCGATGTTCGATGCCTGCTGGCGCGACACAGGCTTCCGCGAACTGAACGACGACGAGGAACTACAACCTAACGACGCCCTACTTATGGCGATCAACAGCACCGGCCTCAACCACGTCGGCGTCTACCTCGGCGACCAGCTTGTGCTCCACCACCTCCAAGGCCGCCTTAGCAGCCGTGACCTCTACGGCGGATGGCTACTAAAATGCACGGGAAGGAGGCTTCGCCATGCTGCGTAAGATCAAACTCTACGGACGCCTGGCGAAGTTCATCGGCAAGCGCGTGCTTGAGGCCGACGTAAGCAGTGCCGCTGAGGCCGTGCGCTTCCTACTCGCCAACTGGCCAGAGCTGGAGCGTCACATGGCGGACCAGCACTACCGCGTAAGTCTCGGCGACTACGACCTCGTTGAAGACGAGCTGCACGACCCCGCCGGTAAGCAGCCAATCAAAATCGTTCCCGTCGTGACCGGCGCAGGCGCCGTTGGTCGAATCATCGCAGGAGCAGCTCTGATTGCGCTGAGCTTTGTAATTATCCCATTGGGTATAGCAGCCGCTGGAGCAGGGATTGCAACTATGGTTGGAGGTATTGGCGCCAGCCTCGTATTAGGCGGCGTCGCACAACTCCTTACCCCAACCCCCACCCTCTCCTTAGGCACCGACTCCCCCAACGACCCGCGCAAGTCCTACAGCTTCAGCGGCATCCAGAACACAAGTCGCCAAGGTACACCCGTACCGATTGTCTACGGCGAAATGCTTGTTGGTTCAGTCGTTATTAGTGCCGGCATTGACGTAGATCAGGTAAGCGCATGACTGAGTTTATTGCTGGCAGCGGTGGTGGTGGTGGCGGCGGTAAAGGCGGCGGCGGCGGTAGTCAGCAGCGCACTCCCACCGAGGAAGCCTCCAGCTTATTCTCTGCCTCGTACGCCAAAGTCGTTGATCTACTCAGCGAAGGAGAAATTAGCGGTCTTAAGGACGGACTTAAGTCCGTCTACTTCAACAACACTCCGGTTCAAAACCCCGATAACTCGTACAACTTTTCAGACGTAACAATACTCACACGCACGGGCACCCAAAATCAAAGCTACTTAGATGGCTTTGACGAGATCGCAAATGAGTTCAACGTAGGAACCACTGTAGTTCAAGCTACCCCTATTGTAAGAACGATAACAGACGTTAGCGTAGATGGCGCTAGGGTACTAATAACGGTGCCTGCACTACAGCGCATAACCGATCAAGGCGACATCGTTGGTTCCGTATTTCGCCTCCAGATTTCTGTTCAGCGAAACGGCGGCGGCTACACAACAGTAGTAGACGATACGATCCGAGGACGTACTGCCAGTCCATACCAACGCAATTACTTACTGCAGGGGTTTAACTCTGGCCCGTTTCCCATCGACATAAAGGTCACACGTATCACCGCCGACTCCTCCGAGCAGGACGTAGGCGGCAGCAGCGCCAAGATCACTAACGCCTTCGCTTGGACAAGCTACAGCGAAATTACCTGGGGCAAACTCGCGTATCCCAATAGCGCCCTTGCAGCTATAAGGATTAACGCTGAGCAATTCTCGTCCATTCCTTCCCGCACATACCTTGTCCGAGGAGTAAAGGTAAGTATCCCCGACATAGCAACTGTAGACCAAACTACAGGCGCACTTATTTACAGCGGTGTATGGGGTGGATCGTTCGGGGCAGCGCAATGGACAAGCGATCCAGCCTGGTGTCTCTACGACCTCCTAACGAATACTCGTTACGGATTTGGCGATCATCTTGCGGCAGCTCAGCTCGACAAGTGGGCCTTCTTCTCGGCTAGTCAGTACTGCTCGGCTCTCGATACATACACGACTGCAGCTGAAATTGCGGAACGCGCAGCACGCGGTCTACCTCCCCGTACAGGTACAACTAACAATTACAACAGCACAACAGGCAAACATGGTATCTACGACGGCTTCGGCGGCTACGAACCGCGCTTCTCTTGCAACGTAAACATCCAAACTGCCGAAGACGCCTATAAGCTGATCAATGATATGTGCTCGGTATTCCGAGCTATGCCCTACTGGAATGTAGGTTCCCTCACATTTGCACAAGACAAGCCCGTCGATAGCAGCTACCTATTCACGTACGCAAACGTCAGCGAAGAGGGCTTCACCTATAGCGGCTCCAGCTTAAAAACCCGCCCTAACGTAGCCGTAGTTCAATATCTCGATCCTATTACTCGTGATACCGCTTACGAAGTAGTCGAAGACCCAGAAGGCATAGAGAAGTACGGCGTCGTAAAGACAGAACTTATTGCATTTGCCTGTACATCGCGTGGTCAGGCCCAGCGCCTAGGCGAGTGGCTCATCTACTCCAATAAGCACGAAACCGAAACCGTATCCTTCACGGCTTCCATGGATGCTGGTGTGCTGGTACGTCC